AACATAGTACTTCTATATTCTTTTATATGAGAGACAAGACTATTTAAAAAATATTTTTCTTGTTCATCAATATCTTCTGTTAAATATTTTCTTACTGTTTCCATATTATAAATATTTACCTAATGTGATTTTACTAAACATATCAATAGATTTTTTTACCCAAGATGCCTCATCTCTTAATTCAGGATATTTAATCATTTCTTCATATAAAGGTTCAAGATTATTAACAACACCATAATAATTATCTTTTAATGATTTATGGTCTTTATTATCAAGATTTTTTAAAAAATCTTTAATATCATATTTCTTTTCATTTAAATACTTATTTATCATGTTCATTTTATCTATCCTATATGTTGGTCTAATATATTAACCAAATCACTCATAAAAACTTGTTTTATTAAATTGGTTTGTTTCCACTCAAGTTTCTTGGTTACTTTACCCATTTCAATGGTATATGTATCTGACCCTCTATCATAATATATCAATATGCGACCTTTGAATTTAGAACCACTAACATCAAATTGAACACCTTTTTCTTTATCCAAAGAGATAAAATTTTTAGCACCCCATGAAGGTAGAGCCCATTTATCCAAAGATTTTATTTGTTTTAAAATTGTATCAGCAACCTTACCTTCTATAAGATAAGTTTCTATTTTATTAAGAATATCTATCATTTTATTTCTCCGGTAATTTCTTTTTAAATTTTATCTTTTTTGTATCCTTCTCAACATCTTCTTTTGATTTGTCTTTACCTCTCCAATTGGGTGAACCATATGCAGCATCTTTTATTGAGGCACAAAAACCTTTAGCTTTTTCATCATCAAAACCTTCTTTACCTTTCATTCTCAAAACACATGCATCAAAGAAACCTTTTTCTTTGGGGTCAATTCCTATTGTGTCTCCAAACTTTTTTAAAGATGTTTGTGTCCAACCTTTTGCGCCAATAGGTTCTTCTTTCAAATATTCTTCAATCATTAATCTTTCAAAGAATTTCATTTTTCCATTTCCTTAAATTTTTTTAACGCAGCGGTTTTATCAAGATTAGGTGCCAATTGATCTGTTTCTTTTCCATTTACATAGATAACCCATGTAAGCAAACCACCCCATCTAAATTCTTTCTTCATTTCCCAGGTATCACTACCTTTTTTAAATTTTGCAACTACTTGAGCAGCTTCATTTACATAATTTTTAAATCTCATATTATCACCCCAATGTTTTATCTTTATCCTTTATACTCCCAATTTTTCACTGCATCACCACCACAAACAGGACAAGTCTTTTTACCATTCTTTTGTTCTACTGGTTTATTACCAGACCAATGACAACGGTCTTTATTAGTACCATTCTTTGCACAAACATACATATCATCTTTTGATTTTTCATTTATATAATCTTTAAATTTCATTCCTATTATCACCCCAATGTTTTATCTTTCATTTCTTTTGCAATCTCAACCATTACATCCTTCATTAACTCAGTATAGCCCTTACCAAAGAAATTAAAACCTGATAGATTGGTAATATCTTTATGTCCACCAGATTGAGCTAAAATCAAATCATATAGATTAACTGTAACCTTTCTTAAAACTTCTTTTTGATTATATGATAATTTTGAATAAGGTTTATTTGTTATATCTTCAACCGTTTCTTTCCATCTATCCGAACCAACAAGACCCTTGATTTTACCTTCAAATAAACTTACAAAATCATTAAATTGAAATCCTAAAGAGTTGTTATCTTTAATATCATTTTCAAATACTTTCTTAATAAACTCTAATGTAATTTCTTTATTCAATTTAGATTTAAATTTTGGAAGTATTTTCTTAATTGCTAAATCACCTAAATGATATGGGTTATTTCCCTTAACAAATGGGTTTTTAGAAATTTGTACCAAACCTGTGGGCCAAGCAATAACTAAATATTGAGCCCATTCATTATTCTTGAATGGTGTATAACGGTCATAACCCTTGACCATATAACCACCACCATATTGTACGATGGTATTACCAACTTGTGTATGTTGTCCGTTCTTTAAGGTTGAAATTATTTTTATTCCACCCTCTTTAAAATTCTTTGCTTGTTTAGATACATAATCTTGTTTACCACTACCAACTTCTTCAGGTGCTTTGTAACCTTCTTCTTTTGCCAATTTTTTGATAACATTATACATTGACATTAAAGATGGATTAGCTTGAAGAACCAATTTTGATAAAAATCCAGGTTTATTTTTATATGCCAAAGTAAGTGTATTAACAACAAAACCCATTGCTCGTCTATTTTTTGAAACATCTAATTTAGAACTAAGTTTAAATGTTGCTCTCATAACATCATCAGGTGTTATATCTTGTGATGCAAAATCAGCAGAATCAACTGTACTGATTAATTTTACATCTTCTGGTGGAAATAAATCTTTTGGTGATAATACTTGTGATATATATGCAGCATTAGATGGACTTTTAACGAAAGAGGTTTTGGTGTCTTTTGATACACCTGATTGTTTATCGTGATGGTCTGTATGTATATGCATTACAGGTTTACCATGTGCAAAATCAACCATAACAGCTAAAGTTTTATCTTTTGGTTTTGGTATTGCATATTCCATACCACCATATTGAATTGTATGGGCATCAACAACTTTGATACCATAAGATTTAAGATATTGTTTCATGCCAATTGCACTTGTTACACCATCTAAATCTATATGAAAATATATCTCCGCTGTTTTATATTCTTTTGAAAGGTCAACTATATTTCGGATACCAGATTCATTTAATAATGTCTTTTCAAAAAAATTTATCTTTTCAAGTATATTCATTTTATAATTCCCTGTATAATATTTTTCAATTCTAATTTATGAGTATATGAACATATTATAGATTGCTCACATTTAAATATTGCTTCCCAACGGTCGTTATTATTAAGTATCCTATCTAAACCAGTTTTTTTATAATCTTTTCTATATATTTTCTCTATAGTATTTTTATGGGTGTCAATATCATTTTGACTTTCTTTATCACCCTGTTTTAATCCTGCAGGGTCTTTTTTCCAAAAAGGTTCTTTTCTTTCTTCTTGCCAATCATCATCGGCTTTAAATGCATTATCCAAACCATCATATTCGGAATATATATCAGTAGTATCTTTATTAAATACATATTCATAACTCCCAACAGGTATGAATATAACTAATTTACCATAACGCTGAGCGGTTTTAAATGACCCTGTAAATACACCCTCTTTTCTAATGTTCCATCCAAATATTCTTTTACCTATTTCTTCTAAAAACTTATGTGACCTTTCATCAACATATCTTGGTTTTCTATCTTTTCTTGTATTCTTTATTAAAAAATCCGAACCTACTGATAACACACCTCTGTGAATAAAATTCTCTTTTGAATATTGGTTTCCAAATTCTTTTAAAAAAGGTTGACAGTTATCTGATATATAATCACCAACTGCATCAAATGATATATTTTCATTTAGATAATTTGAAAATTTCATTATTTATCTCCAAGCATTTTACCAAACTTTGTTTTTGGTTGAACAATCTTTTTAACAGGAGGTTTAGGTGGTGGTTGAACTTCTTCTTCCAATGAAGATATTTTAATATCAAAAGTTTTTGTTTCTTTTATATCTTCTTCATTTGTTAATGTTGCTTCAATTTTCATTGGGTTTTCAATTTGTATTCTATCAGCCCAAGGTTTTAAATATGTATTACCAGCAACTATATCAAGATGCGCTTCAAAAATTTCACCATCTTTAAATTTCCTATTAACTATATTTGATAGTGGTTCTATATTAACAATTATATCACCATTCTCTATTAATATAGGAAAACCATATTCAATTTTTTCAATCATAATTCTCATTGAACCAGTTAAGTCCTGTGGTTGAACACCAGAAACACTGATATTAAATTTTAATCTTTTTTTCTCACTTGTATTGACTTTTAACATTATTTTCTCCAATACGAAATTTTCAGGTTTTATTCTTCTATTATGTATTTATTATTTTTTATTCCTCTTCAATTGAAAAAACCTCAACTGAGATTTCTTCTTTTTTCTTATTATATTCATCAGATACACGAGAAATAATAACTTGTGGTTTTCTTGCAGTAACACCTATATCACTTGAACCAACGGGAACATAAACAATTCTTTCAACTATACGAACTGCTCCTCCACTTGCCGGTGTAAATTTACCATTAGTTGCAATTGATACACTCATTACGATGTCCTTATTTGTTGCCAACTTGTGAATCTACCGGGACCATCACCCGGTGCTGATATTTGATATTCACCAATTATATTTAAATCAGTTCCAACATCACCAGGAGTTGAATAAATCCTTAATCTGGCACTTGTTAGATTACCATCACCATCATATATTGGGTTATCAATAAATATATTTTCATGAGAAAGACCAACAATTCTTTTCAAATAATTTTGGTTTTCGGTTACAGATATAGAAATTGATTCTGTTATATTATTTATATTATTAACAGAATTTCCAAAAGTATTTATACCATTGTTTGCAGATGTTGGTTGATTCCATACTGAATCTGCTATTTGTTTTCTACGCATTGTTGCTGTTGGTAATATAACATATGCTGATGTATTATCAACTGATTCCCACCAATCATTTGCAATTGTTACTTCTTTTGTTGTTCCATTATATCCAATTATTCTACAAGATTGATCTTCACCTTTACCTGACCTTATAAATATTACTTGTCCTCTATACGCATCATTAAAATCAGATGCTAATTCATTTAATATTATAGTATTAGAACCAGAACCAGAACCTCTTGCAAGACCTTCATTAACATGTTCTCTACCGGAATCTGAATATATAACATATTCGGAAGTATTATTTGGCTGAACCTTCCAGTTTCTATCAACTGTTGCTGTTTTTGTATCTCCATGATATTCCAAAATATTTCTACATTGACCAACACCAATGCCATCAACAATCGCAATCATAGCAGGATCATAAGCACCATTTGTTGTCCATGCATCACCATTTAATACAATCTGATTTAACCCATTACCAGCACCAACAGCTATGCCATCAGTAATTACCATACCAGCAACTTGTCTTAATCGTCTACCAGCACTTCTTGGTATATTATGTGTTACACCAGTTAATACTTCATCCCAAACCGCATCTGCAATATCACTTGCTGTTACAATATCTACCGATGAAACAATAACACTATCAATATATAATTCATGAGTTACATTATATGTTGATATATTATGAACCAATCTTATTTTTACTTCATTATTATTATCTCTATCAATATGTTTTTCATAATACTCTTTTATATATTCTGTATCAGATGTATTACCACCAGGTAAGAAAATTTCTTGAAGGTTTTCCCATGAAGATGATTCATAATTATATGCCCATAACTCCATATAATGCGTATTTGAAGGTAAACCAATATATCTACCAAAAAGTTTTATAACACCAGCTTTATTATTATCTGGTATATTATATGTAAATTCAACTGTCAAACCATTGGTAACATCTTCTTGAATTTCAAAATAAGTATTGTCCCTAACAGTGGTGGATTCATAAGTTCCTGAAATTATAGTACCATATATAACAGTACCACTTATTGCTGAATTTTCTATAGTTGTAACACTTGCATTAACATCATCAGAGGTTGCTAAATCTGCACCAAAAGTTCCACTTATTATATGATTTGATAATGGCTCATCCCAAATTGCATCAACAATATCATCTATTGCAGGAGCAGATGCAGTTGGTATCAATGTTAAAGTATTTGATATTTCAACATTTTGTGCAGATACACCAAGTATTTGAGTTGATAAATTACTATTTTCTATATCATTAATATAATTTTCATTACCTGCATATACATATCTATCAGCATCACTTAATATAGAAGTACCATCACATATAATAGCATAATCCTTGGTTAAATCATAATCAACAAAATCATAAGAATAAAACCCATCACCAATTTCAGTCATTGAATCACCATTGACTAATAAAGTACCGACAGGTATCTCTCTTATTTTTATTGTTGGTATTATTAAACTTGTGGCAGGAACACCATTATTACTAAAATATGCTAAAATATTCATCCAGCACTCACCGTTATTGATGTAAGATTATCATCAACATCATATTCAAGTATCTTTAATAACTTAGCATTATCAGAAATTCTTGTTAATAATGATGTTGATAACATTTCATTTGTATATATTAAATCTTTATTAAATAATTGATAAACTTTTGTATTATCTAACCAAATACCTATATTAGTTAAGAATCCATCTTCATAAGATAACTCTTTATAATAACTATCATTTGCAGCTTTAAATTCCATCTCCATTTCAATAGCGAGTTTTTGTGTAGATGTATAAACACCGCCCCCACTTGCAGATGAACTACTTGTGGATTTTCTTGTTAGTATTACACCCATTTCTACACCGTAGCTGGTATTAATGCAGCGTTATTTTTTATTTTTTGTAATGCTTCACCTGTTGTTCCTGGTATACGATGTTCTGATAACATTTTATTCCATACAGCCTCAACAACTTGTGTGATGTTTTCAACTGTAAGTGCTGGAACTTCAACTTCATCGGTTTGAACAATATTTGAAACGGTATTTAAAATACGAATATTATTTGGTATACTTGTTACTTCAGCATCAACGAAGAAATCTTCACCTGTATCTGTATAAATATTACCTTCAATTGATAAACTATAACTTCCTGGATAAGGTTTTATTTTCCAGCCATTAATTAGAAAGTAAGTATCACCGAGATTTGTACCACCAGGAAGTGGTTGACCACCGACAGATTCAGATGCTTCAAGATATTTTGAGGTTACAACACCATCATGGCCTAAAAACCATTCTTTCCAATCAGAATAAATATCTTCTTTAACATTAAGAGTTGTAACACCAGGATTCACTAATATTAATTTATTTGGTCCATCAAATGTAACTTTATGATACCATCTCCAATAATCCCAATATCCATAGTATATATCTAACATTTATACCTCAATCCAAATAACACCAACATGTAAAAATCCAGCTGGTTGATTTGCCATCGCTCTAAACTCAAGTGTTATATGAAGACAATAATTATCATCATCAATATTTGCTTTTCTAATAAGCTTTGTTGAATATGGTAGAACCATTGGAACATCAACCATCATTTCTTGTGTTGTTACATTCGCTGGTCCAAATGATGATCCATAAATAGTACCAGCAGCTAAATAATAAGCAGCTGTATCTATCTGAACTGAACTAACTGTGTTTGCCCATGTTGCACCAACTAATGCTGCACCAATAGAAACCATAACTCTACCAAAAACAGGAATAGATGGATAAACATAAATTCTATGTGGAAATATCCACTTTCTATTTTTACCAGGTCTAAAACTCATAACTGGTGTCCATAATGCACCACCAGTGGGTCCACCAGAAGGTATAGGAACATTCTCTCTGGCAAAACCAATTGCTGTTCGTGGAACTTCAAATAAATGTGCACCACCTTTTACAACAATACCAAGTAGATACATTTCAGAAGTAGATGCAGGTATACCAGTGGTAAATTGTTCCCATGTACTTGGTAATGATGCACCGGCTGTCATTCTTGCATTATAATTATTTGTATGTTGGTGTTTATGAATAACTAATTTCAAATCACCATCATAAATACCAAAATTTACACCAGCGGTTCCTCTATACTCAATATAATAAATATTAGTTTTTGTTAAATCTAAATTAAATCCAGATAAGTTGTTAGCATCACCTGTACCGTCCAAACGGTCTTCATTCCAATTCTCTCTTGGTATTCTAATTTCTGTTATAGTACCAGATGTTTTACTTCTGACAACAAGATTAATTTGTTCCCCTCTTACTTCAAAATAAAAACCGTTATTAGAATCATAATAACCCCATTTTCTAACAACATTTTCTTTACCATTATCACCTAAATATAAAGTATAAATAGCAATTTGTGCAGAACCAACATTATATCTATTATAAATGTCACCTATTCTTTTAATATGTTGATTTGCTTCTGCCGGACAAGTAAGAACCTCACAAGGCATTGTTGTATTTCCAGTTGCAGTTGATGCACCTGTAACAACATCTGAAATTGTTTGAGTATCTTTGATTCCATTAAAATCATATGACGACATTGTAATTTCTTGAACAACTCTTTGCTTACCTGAAATATCATAATCAGGAACACCCGCAGCGTTTCTTGTATACAACTGACCTTTATTATCAACGAATGCTGAGTTTTGGGTAGAGTTACCACCAAATAACATATTTGCATTTAGATAATATAACTCACCTGTATTATTTGCTTCTGCATATTTCACATCACCGACAAGTAAATCTTCTGAATCAACAAAAGAGTCGGACTGTGAATCAACATTCAATATTAAATGAATTGTACCAATATTTGTTGTACCTTCAACCTTAATAACAGTACCAAAAGTTCCAGATGTTCCACCCTCAACAGTATCGTTAATATGAAAATCCTCAACACCGTTTTTATAACCTAAACAAGCCTCTACTCTATTAAATACTTTTTTACCTGTACTATCAGGCGGTATTCTTATACTTTGATGAAATGACGCCATAAATTTTTCTCCCTATAATTTTTTACAATTTATTTATTTTAGGTTGGATGGTTATAAAATACCATCCAACCTAAAATCTCACCTATTAAACTAAGCTGGATTACTATAATTTCTTTCAAGAGCGGCAACAAGAGATATGTTATTAGCTTTTGATCTTTGTAGTGTGGCAGTAGTTTTAACGAATTGTGCTGAGTTTAAACCGATAGCGACAACAGTAACAGGTGCATCTTCTCCAGGTGTCCTACCAAGTTGTCCACCTGGTTGATCATTATTGTCATAGTCAAATGTAAATTCTACAAATGAACCAGATACATTTCCAGAAATTGTTTCATTATTTGCATCTTGAACAAGAATTGCATTTGATGTTCCATAAGCAGATGCCCCAATAGATGTAAAAAACATCCAATATTGTGCATTACCATCAGCAACCAAGTTGTCATTAAACAATAAGTTACCAGTTGCAACATATGCATATCTTCTAAGTGCTCCTGTAACATCATAGAAGTCAATAGAGTTTCTATCAGCCTCACGGAAGTTATCAATATAAACACCTGTTGCTGTAACAAGAGTATCACCAACAAATGATAAAAGTTCATCGGCAATATCACCACGAACTGTACCACCGCCTTCATCAATATCACTTGGTTGTCTTAGAAGATATTGAATTTTTTCATAAATTATTGTTGTTGCTTTACCATCACCTTCAATAATTTTATCAAAGTTATATGATGTACCATCAAAATCTCTTGCTTGGTTTGTACCATAATATGTAACATCAACATTTGCATAATCACCACCAGCGGCAATTGTTACGTCTGTATGTGTAACCTTAATATCAAGACCGTTTGACAAAGGCATTGCATATTTCTTATATGTCAATGCAGCCAAGTTTTGTTCAGATAGTAAGTTATATGAGTCATAAGTTTTTCCTTCTTCACGAAGGAAGATTTTAAAGTAACTTCTATAATCAAATCCACCATAATTTGAATTACCATAAATCTTTACTGCTTGGTTTACTTCACCTGCAAGAACAACGGATGTAGGTACAACATTATCACCAGAAACTTGTGTATAATATGCTTGGTCGGTACCACTATTATTGAATGAACCAAGTGTTGTAACATTCATATATTCTTCTCTTGATATACCTGTTGAGTCCTTAACAGCCCAACCACCGTCTCGGATTAACTCTGTAGATTCAACATCAGAAAAGTTCCAATCGTTTGTTAATTCAAATTGCTCTTCCGTAATTGCTATCATTGGAAATGGATACTTAATTAAATTTGTATCTGATTTCCACTCCTCTTTTAAAAATGAATACAACGCTTGCATGGTAACACCATCTGTTGTTAGATTACCTGCAATATTTAATTGTATTGAACCAGAAACACCGGGTGTTATTGTTACTTCAGTTGCCTGATTTAGATCATCGGGATCCACTATTTTTGCCATTTATTTTTCTCCTATTTCTTTATTAAATGAATCATTATATTTGAATTTCTGATTATCATTCTGCTAAGGAATATTTGTATATAATCAAAATTCATTTTCTTTTCCACATTATTTTTTATTAGCACAATAACACCTTTATCTATATTTATATCTTTAATTTTAAACCTATATTTCTTTATGTTGGATTCCTATAATTTCTATCAAATTGTTGGTCAATAGGAATACTTGTATTTGAAGGTGATAATAATAAATTATCAATTCTGTAATATATATAATCAACATTATGAACTACTATATCAACATAAGTATCCTCTGCATAGTTATATGAATAAGAAAATTTATATGTAATACCAGTATCATCAAGCGTATCAACAAGGTCTATGCCTGTCAATTCAGTTGTTGTTCCGTGTAAATATATTCTAACTTCACTTCCTGAAACCATACCTGTTAAAGTTAATACAACAGCATTTATAAGTGTTGTACTTGCACCTGTGCCATTTCTTATTGATGGCATATCTCCATTATCTATATAAATTGTAACATGACCACCTGAGTTATTATATATTGCTTCATCACCCGATGAACCACTTACAGAGGCATAACCAGTAAATGTATTACCAGTAAATGTATATTCATTACTAGCGTGAGCACTTGTTAATGTCATTGCATGACCAGTTCCATCACTAACAAAATCACAATTTGATATAAGTTCCATATTATTTACTGATACTCCACCAGAGTTTACCAATCTTGATATTAAACATCCATCAAATGTTGCAGAAGATTGTGTAATTGAATTACATCTATTAAATGTACAATCTATTACAGATGTATTTACTGAAAAACCAAAAACATACATATCATTGAATACACAACTTTCAAGATATGCTTCCGCACTATCATAAACATAAAAACTTCCTCTGGATCCAGTTGTTGTATCAAGAACAATAAACTGAAAACCTGTCATTGAAACATAAGAACTCGCATTATTAACAGAAATAAGATTCCAAGTTGCTGTTACTCTTGGTGTCCATTGTATAAATATAGTTCTATCTGAGTCACGAAAATCAACAGCATTTGTTGAATTACCCAAATACATTTCACCTTTAAATAAGTAACCACCAGCTACAGCTTGTATTAAACCCCATCTGTTAGTCTGGTTATCATTTACAGCAGCAAAACCTGCAATCGTACAATAACCATTTGCCTCATCACCATATTCAAATTTTGCTCTACCTCTACCATATCTAATTGCATCTACTTGATGAGGTTCACCTTTACCTGGACCAGTTAATACATAAACTGCTGCTCCTACATAAGCCCAGGTATAACCATTCGGTGTTCCCACAGTTTCACTTGCTAAAGTTGATGGTGTAAAAGTTGGTTCTACCACATGACATTGCCAACCACCATAAGGCATAGGAGATTTATCACTACCACCAACATAATATGAATAAAAATCATTTTGACTGGAACCACAACAAAGTCGCATTCCACCTTGTGCATATGTTCCCATGGCAAATGGAGATGAAAAGTTTTGCCATACAAAAAACGCATAACCACTATACCATGTAATAGCACCAGTAGGATAAGCTAAGGAGCCTATAGTTGTATTTTTAGGAGTACTTTGAGTAACAGCGTAACTTCCCTGAATATATGGATACTCAGCATCTTGATATGCCGGTGAATCTTGACCACCATATCCACCACCTGTAAACTCTACCCATCCCGATGACTCATCACCAGTTGCTATATTTGTTAAATCACTTGTGTAACTTGGGGCTGTCATTTATCTCTTTCCTTACATATTCTTTAGTATGTCCATCCGCTAAAAAATATGTTATTGATTTTTTATTATGATCCATTATTAAAACAGAAATATTTTCACTTCTAAAATAATCAATCTGACCTAAAACTAAATTTGATAACATTTCATCAGTTGCACCTACAATAACATTATCTGACCATTTCTCAAATAAAACACCACATTTATCCGGTCTTAAATCTTCTCCGGCGTTTTTCATTTGTTTCCAACAACATTCAAATATTCTACAAGATTCTGGTCTTTTATCATATATAGTACAACCAAAATTAGGATTACAATAACAACAATATTCATTTACTTTGCTATTTGTTTCGTCTATTTTTAACAACTTACAACACAATGTACATTCACCACATTCCATTATTCATCCTCTATACTTAAACCTTTGCCGGTATCAATATTTAAAATAATTTCAATTTTATCACCAAATACAACCTTCTCACCATATGTATCTTTTTTATCATCTTTTATAATATGAAAAGTTGCCTTTAAACTTCTACCTTTTGGTGCATAAAATTCTGAAAAATCTTTTATAATTCTATCCACTTTGAATTTTAACTGTTCAAGCTCACCTTCACTTGCAGTTATAACCTCAACTTCAACTTTGTCATTTTTTATTTTTTCTAATCTAAAAACATCTTCTTCGGTAATATTCTCACCTGTTATCTCATTAAATTTTTTGATTGATTCTCTAAATGATTCACTCACAGTCATTACTCCTTTTTACATATTATTTATTTTTATATATAATATAATACAATCAAAATGTAAATACTATTCTTTTATTTTTTTACAAACTTGGTCTTTTTCACACCACTTATAACCTTCAGGACATTTTCCATCCACAGCAGCGGTATTATCTTCAACATCACCTGTGACTGTTGCATCATCAACTATCAATTTATCTATCTTTTCTATCAACTTATCTATTTTCCCCATGAAATTTGTTTATCTCCTTTCTTATTGATTCCAACTCTTTAAATATATCATTAACACTTCTATCATTTATTGTTTTTGGTACTTGAACTTCTATTGCCTTGGTTATTTTTTCATATACCATTTTATCCATTGAATTTGAAACAAAAATATAAGATATTGTCATTAAAGAAAATGCCGTACATATAATAACTATCATAACTGTAATTTTTTTATGTAGCATATTAATTACATCCAAAATATCTGTTGATTTACCTTTTATTGTTTCTGTGCAGGTATCTATTTCATTCAGAGTTGAAATTGCAGTTGTACCATGTGTTTCAACTATCTTTTTTATTTCTTCGGTTTTAACACCATCTTTTATTGAAGATGTTAAATAATTAATAGAGATTGTTTGTTTTTCAATTAAATCTTCCAAATGTTTATGAGAGTCCTTTAATGTATCAAACAATTTTACTACCAGGTCAGTTGTTATTCTATTTGGGTCAGTGGCCATTATATATTTAGTCCTTGGTGATATTAATCAACTTATCAATATCATTTTGTAATACTTCATTTTTCCATTGATCAATTTTCCTATTAAGAATTTCCTCTAATTCTTTTTCATGCTTTTTCTTTTCAGTTATATCAAGTGCTGAAAATGTTGAACCTAAAGATATATTCTTTCTATCAATACAGGTAGTACTTAAAAGAACATCAATCAATTCACCATTTTTACATTTCCATTGTGTCTCTATGGTACCTATACCATATTTTTCTATTTCTTCATATTTTATACGACCAACTCTTTCATATTCTTCATTGTCAATATAAAGCATTCTTATATTATTACCAATCAACTCATCTTTTCTATAACCCAAAACATCACAAGCTCTATCATTAATATCATGAATAACTCTACCATCTTTTAAATAACCGATAATAACAGGAGCAGTTTTTAAAATACTACTTATTCGTTTTTCTTGTTCTTTCTTTTCTGTTACATTTATTGCTATAGAATTTAATTTTACAACTTCACCATTGCGTTTAATATATTCAGAAGTAACTAAAAACCATTTTCTATTTCCACATTTTGTAATAAATTCATATTCAACAATTGATGAAATATCTCGTCCATTTCTAACACTATCCAATCTACTTTTTAATAACTCATAAGAATGTTTTGTAAAAATACTTTCTATTTTTTTACCTACAAACTCTTGGTTAAAAACACCCATTTCTTCGCAAAATACATCATTAACAAAAGAAAAAACACCTTTCTTTATATCAATCTCATATATTGATGCATGTGTACTTTCAACCAATCGTTTATATTTTTTATCAGAATTAAATCTTTCTATTGAATATATAATAGCTTTTGATAATATCTTGGAATTTAAATAAGGTTTAAGAAGATAATCTTGTGCACCATATCGCATACATTCAATTGCCTTATCTTCAAATCCAGATACAATAATTATAGGAATAAGAGTACAAACATCCTTTACCTGTTTAAATACCTTTAATCCTTCACCATTTGGTAATATTAAATCCAATAATACAATATCATATAAGTTATCAGTCAAACACTTTTTTAATTTATCAATACCTTCCTTTAGTGTTTTGGCTGTATCTATTATAAAATTTTCCGGTGCTCTTTCCAATAGTTCTTTGGTAACAACAATACTTATCTCATCATCTTCTATTAATAATACCCTAATTTTATCCAACAAAGTAATTCCTCACTTTTTATAATTATACTGATTTTAAACTACCGTTTTCTTGAACCAATAAACCAAAAAATTGAATAACTGGAAACTTTTCATCTTCTGGTATATTGTGTATTTCTTTTATCTTTTTAATAATTTCTGGATTCTTTTTTTCAAAAGAAGAACCAAATTTTACAAAATTTTTTATATTTCTCATATCATCATCTATCAATCTAACGCGACGATATTCACCTGTCATTAAATAATCTAATATAACCTTTTCTTTTTGTTCAGCTGTATTAGTTGGCATACCTTGCATTTTTATAATTCTTTTATAAATTTCAGGTCTTGTTAGAAAATTACCAACTCTTTCAACATATATACTATCAATTGGTATTCCATATTTTTTAAATGTATCTAAGAACTTATCCTTATTATCAAAGTCAGTTCTCGCAGTTAATAAAACTACCTTTGATCCTCTATGATCAATATTAGTGAACATTCTTTTTATTCTTTTTATTGTTGAATCAATGGGTAAGGAAGTTTTATTGAACAGGTCGGCACTTCTAAATTCATGAAAATCAAATTCTTCATTATCTTTTAATTTATAAGTATTGAACTCTTGATTAGTTAATTTATTTATAATTTCTTTGGTATTTTTATCTAATACATATATCAAAGCGAAGGTACGAAAAATGGTTTCATCTATATCAATAAAGGTTATACCTTTACCATAATTTGATGACAACTCATTTATATAATTATTAAATCTCATTAATACCGCTCCTGTATGTTTTATTTATTTATGTTATTATTTATATAAATAAATATAAATAATCAATATAATGTCATAATAGGAGAGTATAATCATATGCGTTTAAAAAATTATATGATAGATGTACCTTTAAATGAAAACATAATAAAAAATATGTTGGATAAGTTAAAAACAAAGTCAACAAATTCTATTGAAGATATTTTTAGAAATGCGTGGTTAAAAATATCAACTTCTCTAATAAGTAAGGAAGATGAAGTTCTAAAAATTATAAATAGCAAATTAGGAACAACTTTTAAATCTTTTAGTGAAATCTCAAAAATTAAAACTATAAAAGAGAGTAAAGATATAAATGAAGGTTGGGCTCATTATTGGGAACTATTAAAAACTGAAGGATTTCCAACACTCGCATTTTATCCCGCATTGACTGCCTGGATTGAAATAGGTAAATTATTAGAACCAGACCAAAATGTTAATTGGACGAAGTTCGGTGTATATGCTTTATTTTGGATTCTCTTAGTTTCAGGCAAATTTGTTAAATCATTTTATAAATGGAAAAAAGAAAACCCCGAACAATATTTTAAAGAAAGACCACATTTAAAAAGGTAATTATATGTTATTAAATAAACTTGATAGATATGTAAGATACATACAAAAAACCGAAAAAGATAAAAAGGTTTCTTTTGATAGCATTCTTGAAACCTACAAAACATCTTCTGATTCTGAAAAGATAAAAATGCTATTGGAAATGGATGAAGAAAATAGATGTAAAATAAAAGCGATGATTAATGGTGGTATAATATGATATATAAAAGTATTAATGAAAAGTATGATAGAATTTTTAAAGATGGTTTAAAAGAAAAGAATAAACAAAATGAAGTTGTTATTAATGAAAATGATAAAAAAGCTGCTGATAGATATTATTCAAATAAAAAATCAGTTGATACTGCAATAAAAGAGTTGATTTCATTAATAAAAAAACATGAAGAAGATTTCAAAAAAGAAGGTGAAATAAATTGGAGTGCTGCTGGTGATATGGGTAGACTTAAAGTTGGATTACTGGATATGTTAGAATATATGAAGCCAATGAAACCAACATCAAAAGATGTAAAATTTATTCAACAAAAAGGCAAAGAAGTTTTTAGGAAAATGGGTAAATTATGAAAACATTAATTGAAAAACTTGAAAATTATATGAAAGTTTCAATGTTTGAACCAACACCTGAAATTTCATTTATTTCCGATGAAGAAGTTTTTAATAAAATGGCAAATTTTATTACCGAACTGGACCCCGAAATTTTATCAGATGAACAATTAGAAACAATAACTGATATTATAAATAATTTAGAAGTTGATGTTACAGATATGGATGAAGCCAAAATGGCAAAGAAATCATTAGCATCTAAAAAAACATATGGTAGATTATACTATCATAAAAATAAACTAAGAGTCCAAAAACAAAAGAAAAAAATTCAAAAGTCGGTAGAAGGTAGAAAAAGAGAACGAGCAGAGGAAAGATTAAAGAAAGGTAATAAAACACCAACAGGTAGACCAGTAAGAAAATATCATACTGATGACCATACAAATTAAAAACTATAACCGATAATAAATTAGGAGAAAAAATAAAATGAGTAAAGCAATAGAAAGAATTGAAAAATATTTAAATGAAACTCAATATCGTGGAACATATGAAGATGATGAACATATTGATGATACAGAAGATGTAGATTATGACTCTGATGCTAATTATGAAGAAGATAATGAAGAAGGTATAACATCTGATTCTGAATTACTAAATGCAATGGTTGATTTCCTAATGACACTTGATCCAGACAAATTAGATGATGAACAATTTGAAATGTATATGGAAATAATGGATCAATTTGATGATGAGGAAGATGATGAGGAAGAAATAGACGATGATGAACTTGTTGGAATGGATGAGGCTGCACTTAGAAAAAAGAGAGATAAAGCAGCTCGTAGAGAAAATAAAAAAAAATATAGAACAAAGAAAGTTAAAATAAAACAAGCAGCAAAAATATGGAGAAGATCAGCAGAATATAAAAAATATCAAAGAAAAAAGAAAATGATGGCAAAACAAAATAGAACAGCGAGAGGCAAAAGAGTTAAACAATTCGTTGGATAGGAGAAAGAAATTGGACATTTTAAGTAAAATTGATGAGGCTTTAAAAAAAGATAATGTTGATAACGAACTATTAAAAGAAATTGCCGAACATTTTAATTTAGAAATAAATGAAGGTCTTGGTGATGGTATTTTAAATACCATTAAAAAGAAAATAAAAGATATTGAAAGTGATTGCATTTATGTTATAAATTTGGCAAAAAAAGTTGCAAAGAATACAGGTAATAAAGACAACATTAAAAGGATAGATAAAGAAGCAAATGATGTTGTTGTGCAGTTAAAAGATTTAGAAAATCTTACCGGAGAAATGCTTGATTATATGTTTGGTGGTGATGATTTGGGTTCATTTAGGTCTATGTAAATAAATTTAAGAGGTGAAGTTATGGCAAATTTTAATAAAGCATTTGATATAACAATGGCACATGAGGGTGGTTATGTAAATGATCCTGATGATGCTGGTGGTGAAACATATAGAGGTATATCAAGAAGATTTAACCCAACTTGGGAAGGTTGGAAAATAATAGATGAGTGTAAGGATAAAAATAAAGATTTTCCAAATAATGAACTTGATCCTTTAGTTAGAAGTTTTTATAAAGAGAGATATTGGAATCCATTCTTAGGTGATGAGTTAGACCAAATCATATCAAATGAAATGTTTGATACTGCCGTCAATATGGGTATAGGTAGAGCAGTAAAATTTTTACAACAAGGCCTTAACTTATTGAATAGAGATGGCAAAATATATTCTGATATAGTTGAGGATAGTTCATTTGGAACAAATACACTTAGAGCATATAATAGTTTACCAAAATCTGATATGGAAATATTATGTGTTATATTAAATGTATTACAAGGTATGCATTATATTGAATATATGAAAAAATCACCTACACAAGAAAAATATGCAAGAGGTTGGTTTAAAAGGATAGAGATTAAAAAATAAATGACTTTTATAAAATGTAAAAAAAGTGGTGGTAATTGTAGTGAATACATACCTAAAAATGTTGAAAAGTATGTTGGTAGATATCCTATAATTATTAGATCATCCTGGGAAAGAATGTTTTGCCAATGGATAGATGTTAATCCTAATGTTTTAGCGTGGGCATCAGAGGCTCATATCATTCAATATTATGACCCTATACAAATGAAAAATAGAAGATATTATCCCGATTTTTGGATGAGAGTAAAAACATCTGAAAAAGATATAGAATATCTTGTAGAAATAAAACCTAAAAAAGAAACAATACCACCAACAGCCCGAGGTAATAAAAGTAGTAAAACAAAATTGCATCAAGAAGCAACATGGATAACAAACCAGGCAAAATTTGAAGCAGCACAAAAATATTGTAAGAGAATGGGTTTTGAATGGAAAATTCTTACAGAAAAGGAATTATTTAAAAAATGAGAATTAGGAAATTTTTAGATGAGGCATCATATATCGGTAACCTTGGGTTTCAAGAAATGGTTGAGTTATACCAAAAAGCAACAGCAGATGAAATAAAAAAATTAGAAGATGTAATAAAAGAGAACAACTGGAAAGAGTTTGTTAAATTAGTTAAAAAGATTTTAGGAATAACTTTAAGATGAAAATATATGAAAAATATTTAGACGAAAATAAAAATTTTACAAACTGGGTTCGTTATACATCAGAATCAATTAAAATGGATTTTCTTGAATATAAAAAGAAAGAGGACAACAGATGGAAAAATAGAGCACACTTAATGGGTTTTAGATTTCCCTTATTCCCAACATTAGAAGATTTTAAAAAAGATTTAGATAATTCTCCTATAATAGCACTTACCCATTCTATGGATTATAAAATAAAAAATAGAAGTAGGTGTACCACATTAAAGGATTTAAAATCACTCGTTTCTATTTATAAAAGGCCTCGTGATGTTGAATATATATTACAAGGCTATCAATCAAATTCTAAAATGCCAATGCCTATAGTAATACAAGGTGAAAGAGGTCCATGGATAATGGCCGGTAATACAAGATTAGATATAGCTTTTATAATAGGTATTAAACCAAAAGTATTGTGGTTGGATTTGAGAGTATAAAATATGACAATATCAAGAGTTTTTAGAAAATCATTTAAAGGTGTTACGGTAAAATCAGGTCACATATATACATTTTCATATCAAGCATGGCAAAATGACCCCAAACCTACTGTTATTATTATGTATGCTCTTGATGGTACACACCCAACCACAGGTCATCAATGGAGATTTTTTCAAGCCATTAATTTTACTTATGTGCCAAGATCATCCAGAAAACAATTTGCAAAAGAATGGATAGATGAATTTATAAGAACACAAAATACAAGACTTACCTGGGAAAAAATTAAGTTAAGATATCCATATATACAAACAGCTGTAAGAAGATATTTTTTCAAACCAACATATTATATAACAGATTTAACTGAAGTACCATTTCAAGATTGGGAAAAAGCAATAGTATCAACATGGAGTAAAGACTTCTCTAAGAAAATAAAAACCGCATTGGTAAATAAATTTAGACAAGTAATGAACGCTCGTAATTTCTTTAAACAAACAGGAAAATTCCCCAAAAGGAAATAGATAATGGCAAATAGAACACATCAAGAAATAAATCAAAATGAAATAAGACCCTTGGAATTATCAATAAATGATCATACAGGTGCACCGTTTAATCCAAGCGGTGCATATGCAACAATATATGATAGTGAAAATAATATAGTTGTTGATGAACATATTGTAATGATAAGTGGTGAAAAAATATATACAATATTAGATACAGTTGTAACTGGAATTGTTGGTTCATATACAGTAAAATGGAAAATATTATATGGGGGTTATACATATTATCATATAACCGATGTTGATGTTGTAGAATTATAAATGTTAAATAAGATTGATACAAAAACATTTAGAAACATATCAGAAACATTATATTATGATCTATACTCAACAGATATAGACTTAAAGAATAGTGATAGATATTTTTTATATTATGACCTATATTCAACAGATATTAAATTTAAAAAATCTTTTGATTCTTTATATTTCGGTGCAAAATTTATAGATAGAAATTCAGAAGAATATTCATACATATTAAGATTTAGAAATATTACAGAAATATTATATTATGATTTATATTCAACGGATATAGATTTTAAAAATGATGATAATTATTTCCTATATTATAGTCTATATTCAACAGATATTAAATTTGAAAAAACATTTGATATTTTAAGTTATAAATCAACATTGGTTGATGTAAATATACCAGAATATCAAATAGTTTTAGATTTCTTCGGTATGAGTGGGGGTATTTATTAATGGCTCGTTATAAAATTTTAGCGAGGTCAGTTGACACTTTTGGTAACGCTCAAAAAAATATTGGTATATCAATATATTTGGCAGGTACAAATAATCCAGCAACTATATACACAACGGAAATTATTGTAACTGGTATATCAACAATACCTCAAATTACTACTGATAATTATGGTAGATTTGAATTTTGGGTTGATACAGATGATTATGATGTTACACAAAAATTTGATGTAATATCCGCTAATTTAAGATATAGTGATATTGATATATTTAATGCAAGGGCACATAATGTATTAACAGGTCTTAGAGAAGATGACCACACTCAATATGCAAATCTAACACAATCAGAAAAAGTCTCTGCATCATGGACATTTGAAGAAGATACGACCTTTAGTAAAAATGTATCTGCAATAGGTAATATATATGGTGATAGAATCTATACTAAAAAATTATCACCTGTTAGTTCATATGAATTAACACCAAAATCATATGTTGATACAATCAATTTATCCTTATCATCAAACTCTCTATCCATATCTGCAGCATCAGATGAAGGTGATAATAGATTAACTGAATATATAAATCTCGGTTTAAATACATTATCCAATAATCTATCGGGAGCAATAGATGAAGGTGATAATAGGTTATATGAGTATATAGATTATGCTTTATCAACAATTAACCTATCTGCTGCAATAGATGAAGGTGATAATAGATTAATTGAATATATTGACCTATCAAATAATCTCCAAACATTGGAGTTATCTGCTGCAATAGATGAAGGTGATAATAGATTAATTGAATATATAAACACACTATCAGATTCATTATCCGCAAGTGCTAAAGAGGATGACAATAGGTTATATGAATATATAGACCAAAACTTAAATACATTATCCAATAATCTATCGGGAGCAATAGATGAAAGTGATAATAGGATTTATGAGTATATAGATTATGCTTTATCAACCTTATCTACCAGTATTTCAGGAGCAATAGATGAAGGTGATAATAGATTAACCGAATATATAGACCAAAACTTAAATACCTTATCTACCAACCTTTCAGGGGCAATAAATGAAGGTGATAATAGATTAACCGAATATATAAACACATTATCAGATTCGTTATCTGCTGCAAGCATTGAAGGTGATAATGCTGTTAGAAATTATATAGATAGTAAGACCATCAGTCTTTCAGGAGCAATAGATGAAGGTGATAATAGGATTTATGAATATATAGACCAAAATTTAAATACTTTATCTAATAGTCTATCTGCTGCAATAGATGAAGGTGATAATAGGATTTATGAGTATATAGATAATAATATATCAACCACATCAACAAGTTTATCTGCATCTTCAAAAGAGGAAGATAACAGACTATATGAATATATAAATCTTGGTTTAAATACATTATCTACCAGTATTTCAGGAGCAATAGATGAAGGTGATAATAGGTTAACCGAATATATTGATAGTAAGACTGCCAACTTATCTGCATCTTCAAAAGAGGAAGATAATCGTCTATATGAATATATAGATTATACTCTATCAACAATTAACCTTTCAGGAGCAATAGATGAAGGTGATAATAGGTTATATGAGTATATTGACCAAAATTTAAATACATTATCTATAAACTTATCTGCATCTTCAAAAGAGGAAGATAACAGACTATATGAATATATTGACCAAAGTTTAAATACATTATCTACCAACCTATCTGCTGCAATAGATGAAGGTGATAATAGATTAACCGAATATATTGATAGTAAGACTGTCAACCTTTCAGGAGCAATAGATGAAGGTGATAATAGGTTATATGAGCATTTATTAACATCATCAAGTATATTATCTGCATCTTCAAAAGAGGAAGATAACAGACTATATGAATATATAGACCAAAACTTAAATACCTTATCTAATAGTCTATCTGCTGCAATAGATGAAGGTGATAATAGATTAACCGAATATATTGATAGTAACATATCAACCTTATCTACCAACTTATCTGCAAGTTCTAAAGAGGATGTTAATAGATTAACCGAATATATAAACACACTATCAGATTCATTATCTGCCGCAAGTGTTGAAAGTGATAATGCTGTTAGAAATTATATAGATAGCAAGACCATCAATCTATCTGCTTCTATAGATGAAGGTGATAATAGGTTATATGAGTATATTGACCTATCAAATAATCTCCAAACATTGGAGTTATCTGCTTCTATAGATGAAGGTGATAATAGGTTAACCGAATATATTGACCAAAGTTTAAATACATTATCTACCAACCTATCTGCTGCAATAGATGAAGGTGATAATAGATTAACCGAATATATTGATAATGAGAATAACCTTCAAACATTAGAGTTATCTGCAAGTGCTAAAGAGGATGTTAATAGATTAACCGAATATATTGTAGATACCTATACACATAAAAATCTAATCATAAATGGAAATTTTCAAGTTTGGGCAAGAGGAGCAACATTTACATCACCAGCATCAAATGCTTATACTTCTGATAGATGGAGATATGTTGCAAGTAGTGACGCCGCATGTACTATTACATCCAATTCAGATGTTCCTGCAAATCAAGGAGCACCTACAACATCACTTAATGTTCAAATTACAACAGCAGATTCAAGTATTGGTGCTACTCAATATTTTATGATTGGTTACAATATTGAAGGTTATGATTTCAAATATATTCAAGGTAAAACTGGTGTATTATCATTTTGGGTTAAAGCATATAAAACAGGAACATACTGTATATCAATGAGAAATAGTACTAATGATGCATCTTACGCAACAGATTTTACTATAGACTCATCTGCTACTTGGGAGAAAAAAGAAATATTAATAGTATTTGATGGTGGTGGTATTGGAACTTGGAATTACACAAATGGTAGTGGATTAGAAATCTTTTTTGTTCTTGCTTGTGGTTCTGATAGACATGTTTCAAGTGTGGATACCTGGGAAAATGCAAATAAATTAGCAACATCTAATATTGATAATAATATCAATAGTACATCTAACTATTTCAGATTGGCACAAGTTCAATTGGAACCAGGAACGATTGCAACACCATTTGAGTTTAGACCTACGGTAGTAGAAACTGCAATGTGTCAACGATATTATATGAATAGTTATGCAACTGGTCAAGGTTATGGTTATAGATATGGTTTAGCAGGTGTTGTTTGTGGAATTGATGGTGATACATTTCATACAAGAATGCGAGATAATCCTGATGCTGCTATTATAACAACACCAACATATAATAACTGTACGGACTATGATTTAGTTTCTAATACTATTGGTTGGATACATAGAGTAACAGTAACAGCAAATGGTTCTTTTAGAGCATATGCGGGTTTATATTCTTTTGATGCGGAGATAATGTAATGGCAAAATATAAAATAAAAGAATTTAATATATTAGATACAGAAACAGGTAAATATATTCCGCTAAGTGAAGGTAATAGAAGTTATAAAGAATATCTAAAATGGTTAGCAGAAGGTAATACACCTGATCCATTTGAAACACAACAAGAAATAGATGAAAGACTTGCAAGAGAAGCTGACCAAATAATAGAAAACAAAATACAAGATAAAATAAGAGAACTTGCCATTAACGATTTAAAAGATAAAGGTGAATTACCACCAGATTATGTTGATAAGTATAAAAAATAAAAATCCGTAGAATAAATATAAATATGTTTATAACTTAAAAAGGAAAATAATATGGGCTGGTTTTTTAATAAAAACAATGACGAAGTAAGAGGTATTGTACAAGAAGAATTAAAGGCTTTCCAAAGCAAGGCCGAAATACCCACCGAAGTAGATTTAAAATCTGCTACTGGTGAAGGTTGGGAAAATCTACATGAATTTCCTGGTATAGGTCATTTAGCTATAGGTTCATTTAATTTATTCTATAACAAATATGTTAATCCATCATGGGCAAATGAAAGACAGAAAATTTTTGGTTATAGAGAAATGGCATTAATGACAGAAGTTGCTGATGTTATAGAAGATGCCACAAATGAAGCAACACAAGAAGATATAAATGGTGATTTATTAACATTGGAAATAAGAGATGCGGTTTTAAGTAAGAACGAAAATATAGTTAATAATATAAACAAAGAATTTAAATATCTATTTGAAAATACAATTGATGATTTTTCAGACTTTTTGTGGGATGCTTTTAGAACCTATATGATTGATGGTAGATTTTATTATGAAAGAATAATTGACACAAGAACACCTAAAAATGGTATAATAGGTTTAAAGAAACTTCCTTCTGAAACAATGGATTATTTTTATGAACCAAAATCGGGACACATATATAATTATGTTCAGTATTTAACCGAAACACCAACAACATTAAACAACATAGAAGAAGCAAAGGCAAAAGATGGAAGAGAATTAATATTATTTAATCCTGAACAAATAGGTTTTATTAACAGTGGTATATATGGCATATCAAGACATGATATTTTAGGTTATCTTGAAAAGGCAAGAGTTCCATATAATCAATTAAAACTTTTGGAAACATCTGTTATTATATACAGACTTATTAGAGCACCTGAAAGATTGGTATTTAGAATTGATACAGGAAACATGCCAAAAGATAAAGCATTAAAATATGTTGAAAAGGTAAAACAAAAACTTTCTAAAAAACAAACATACAATCCAACTACAGGACAACTTACAAACGAACCTGAAATATTTAGTATGCTTGAAAATTATTATCTACCACAATCAGCAGATGGTCGTGGATCACAAATTGAATCTGTTGGTGGTAATGCAGCCGGTTTTGCTGAGTTGGATGACATTTATTACTTTGCAAGAAAAATGTATAGAGCATTAAAATACCCAGCATCAAGAGTAACAGCATCACAAGAAAAAAGAGAAGGTGACGTTCTTTTTGGTGGAAGTAATACAGGTGAAATATCCCGTGATGAAATAAAATGGAGTAAATACTTAGAAAAACAACAAGATAAATTTTGTAAAGAATTTGAAAAAGTATTCTTACTACATTTGGATTTCAAAGGTCTAAAAAAACAATATGACTTAGATCATAAAAAAATAAAAATTCATATGACCGCTCCATCTAATTACAAAGAACAAATGGAACAAAACTTTTTAGAAACTCGTTTTAATAACTATTCAAGTATTGCAGATAGAGAAGAAATGAGTAAATATTATTTGATGAAAAGGTATCTTAAATGGTCTGATGAAGAAATAGATTTAAATCTTGAAGGTAAAATAAAGGATAAACAATTGGGTCTTGTTCCTAAAGAACCAGAGGAAACATATTAATACCAATAATATCCGAAAGATGTATTAAATAAAAGAGTAATAAATAAATAATATAAGGAGTTAGTTATGAATATTGAGTCAATTAAAAAAGCTTTAGATCACTTTGAAAATGATGAATTTGTAAATGCAAAGGAAATTCTACAAAAAGAAATTCATACACATAAAAATGAATGGCTGAAAAATAAATTGGGTTTAAAAAATGATATTGATATTGAACCTAAATCGGGAGAGTAATACATGAAACTTATTACTGAAACATCTTATGAACTTCAATTAGTAGAAAGCAAATCAGATAAAAACATGCATATTGTTGGTATCTTTTCATCTGCTGAAATTGAAAATAACAATAAGAGAAAATACAAAAGAGATATACTTGAAAGAGAAATTAAAAAGATTAATGAAAAAGTAGATAAAGGTTCTCTATGGGGTGAACTTGGACATCCACCAAATCCAGAAATTAATATGGACAAAATCGCTATATTAACCAAGATGGTTGAGTGGAAAGGTGACCATGTTTATGGTAAAGCAAAAGTACTTGACACACCTATGGGACAAATAGCAAAAACATTAGTAAAAGAAGGTAGTTTAGGTATATCATCACGAGGTCTCGGAACAGTATCAGAAAATGGATATGTTAATGAAGACTTTAATTTGATAACATGGGACCTTGTAACAGACCCATCAAATAATCCTTCTTGGATTAATGGAATATATGAAGGTAAGGAGTTTAATATGAAAAATGAGGAATCAGCATATCAAAAATTCTTCCAAGAAAAATTAAAGAAATATAATGTATCATCTCCAAGTGAGTTATCACCTGAAGAAAAAAAGAAATTTTTTGATGAAGTTGAAAAAGAATGGAAGGGTGATACCAAAAATGAGAATGTTATGGATAATGTAGTTGAATATCTACAAGCATTCATTTTCAAAGGTAAAACAAAAGAACAAATTAAAAGAATTGTTGAATCAAATAAAGAAGGTATAATTGAATTTTACTTGAACAGAGGTTTATAATGAAATTACTAAGTAAAATAGATAGATTTATATCCGAATCAAGTGAGATGGCTTTCAATACTTGGTGGACTAAACAAACACAAGTATATCTGAAAGGAAACGAAGTATTGTGGACTCAAAGTTGGGATTATCCTATCGGCTCTATTGTAACAGAAGAAGATATTGACGATATGAATAAAAAAGGGTACACCGTAATTCATTGGAAATAAATGGAAATCAAGATATTTGGTTTCTATTATTTTAATAAATAAATATAATTATAGTAATACATTTAGGAGGAAGATATTATATGGATAAACTTTTACAATTGCTTGGTGCAGATAAGCTTAATGAATCTACTCAAGCAGAAATCAAAACAAAGCTACAAGATGTAATCGACATCAAGGCTAAAGAAATTTCTGAAAGCAAACTTGATGAAGAAAAGGAAGCTTTAGTTGAGAAGTATGAACAAAAATTTGAAGAATATAAGAAAGATGTAACAACCAAATTCTCAAATTTTGTTGATAACATTCTTGAAGAAGAACTTGCAATTCCTGAAAAAATTTTGGAGTTCGCAAAAAAGGGTGAACTTTATGATGACCTTATTGAACAATTTAAAGTTCGTCTTGGTGTAGATCAAGGACTTTTGGATGAAGAAGTTAAAAGTCTTTTGAAAGAAGCAAAGGAAGAAATTCTTAAACTTCGCAAAGAAATGAACTCAATAACAGAAAAGAATTTGGAAGTTGTTTCTGATGCACAAAAAATGGCAGCACAACTTTATTTGTATGAGAAATGTGAAGGCTTGACCGAGAAACAAAAGGGTCATGTTATGGCAGTTCTCGAAGGTGTTCAAGACAAAGCAGAAATTGATCGTAAATTTTCAATTATAGTTGAACAATATGAGGAAAAAGACGATGAAAAAGACACCAAAAAAGACAAAAAAGACAAAAAAGCCGAAGACGGAAAAGAAGTAGATGAAGAAGATGATGAGGACGAGGACGAGGATGATGAGGACGAGGACGACGAAAAGAAAGAAGTAGATGAAGAAGATGAAAAAGAAGATGATGAGGACAAAGAAGAAGTAGATGAAGAAGATGATGAAGAAGATGAAAAGAAAGATAAGAAAGAAGTAGACGAAGAAGACGACGAAGACGAAGAAGACAAAAAGAAAGAAGACAAAAAAGAAAAAATGTCTGAAGGTCATTCCGAAATCAAAAAACGTAAAAAGAAAAAAATGATTAAAGAAGATACCAGTCCTTTCGCATCATTCAAAAAACAATACTTAAATATTTTAAGAACAAATAAAATCTAAAACTTGTTTATAATAAAAAGGTGAAAATATTAATAGGAGAATATATATAAATGGAAATTAAAGACTTGTTAGTTAAGTGGAAAGAAGTTCTTAATGAAGGTAATGAAATTAAGAACTATAATGTTCGTAGAGCAACAGCAATCATGCTTGAAAATGAGCATAACTTTCTGATGGAAGCAACAGCATTCGGTAATGACTCTCTTGGTACACAAGCTGGTTACGCTGGATCAGGTATGTTCCACAAAATCGCAGTACCTATGGTTCGTAGAACCTTCCCTGAATTAGTAGCACACGACCTCGTTGGTGTTCAACCAATGACAGGTCCAGTTGGTTTGGCATTCGCAATTCGCTTTAGAGCCGGTCAAGATTACGACTCAACAGCAAATGTTGAACTTGGATATAATACAATTGATTCAACTTATTCTGGATCAGTTATTACATCCGCTGGTGAAACTTTGGGTTCCGATGCAGGCACAAATAACCGTGGTCTTGGTATCGGTACAAACGCAGAAATTAAAGAAGTAAACATGACAGTTGAAAAAGCACAAATCGAAGCAAAAACAAGAAAGTTGAGAAGTAGATGGTCTCTTGAAGTTGCACAAGATTTGAAGGCTATGCACGGATTGAATCTTGAAGAAGAAATGATGGACATTCTGGCTTATGAAATCACAGCAGAAATTGACCGTGAATTGATTCAAAAGATTGACTCAGTTTGTGTTGCCGGTGGTGCACTTTTTGACAGAACTTGGAACTACCAAGCAGCTTCAGGTACAGGCGTTCCAGGTGGTAGATGGGAACTTGAAAGATATAGAGAACTTTATCACTATATCCTAAGACGTTCACAAGATATTGCAATTAATACTCGTAGAGGTTCTGGTAACTGGATCGTTGGTAACCCATATGCCGTAGCAATTTTTGAAGCAATGGCCGGTTTTACTATCGCACCAGTCGCTGGTAATGTTAATACATCACAAGTTGGTATCGCAAGAATCGGTTCTATTGATGGAAGATTGAGTGTTTATCGTGACACCTTCCAATCATCAAATCAATTCCTTATTGGTTATAAAGGACCTTCAGAATATGATACAGGTGTTATTTACCTGCCTTATGTTCAATTGCTGGCATCCCGTGCAGTATTTGAAGATTCATTCCATCCAACAGTTGGCTTGATGTCAAGATATGGTATTCACGATCATCTATATGGATCAAAGAATTACTATCAAAAAGTTTCTTTGACAAATCTACCTGCCTAATTTTTATCAAAGAATAAATGAATAACAAAGAGCCCATTTCCTCGGAAATGGGTTTTTTGTTTATTTACATTTTTCATAATTTATGTTATAATGATTTTATAAAAATAAGAAGGGATATATAAATGAAAAAATTTAAAATCTATTGTGACATGGATGATGTATTGGTAGATTGGAAAACAAATGTAACAAATTTTTGTGAAAATTTTTGGGACATAGATGATATGGAGAAAAGGTTTTTTCTACTGGTTAAAGCAGGTAGAAAATTCTGGGCAAGTAATCCTTGGACAATAGATGGTAAAAATCTATGGAAAGGTATAAATACATATAAACCAACTTTACTATCAGCTGCTGCTCGTGGTAATTTTACAGTACATGAAGATGTAAGAAACGGTAAGTTGGACTGGATAAAAAATAATCTTGGTTATGAATTTTATAAAGATGCAATTATATGCCATAGAAAAGAAAAAAAGTTATATTCAAATTCTAATTCTATTTTAATTGATGATTTTGAACAAAACATAAATGAATGGGAAGATAACGGAGGTATTGGCATATTACACAAATCAAGTGATGAAACCATAGAAAAATTGAATAGTATTGTTAAGGAAAAAATACAATGTTAGATAGACAAAATTTAGAAGAAGAATTTAATATGCAAGACAACCAACATGATGAAACTATTGAGTTGGAACCAGAAGTATCTGAAAGTGGACCAGATAAATTTGAAGAAGAATGGGAAAAAGAAAATAACCCAAGAAATATAATAAGAGATAATATAGAAAGAGCAAATAAAATATTAGATACTGTTGAAGAAGAATTAAATAATGGAAATATAACAGCGAGACTTGTTGAAGTAGCAACAGGTTTAATAAACTCAGTAACACAAGCAAGTAAAGAATTAATAACAGATGAAAATTACCAAGTATATTTACAAATAAGAAACCGTATGTTATTATTAAAAGATAAAGAAATTGAAATGAAAAGAAAAAAGAAAGAGGCACCAAAAAATCAAAATCTAATAATTGCCTCCAGAGAAGATGTTTTAAAATTGTTAAAAGAACCAAAAGAATAAAAAAATATTTACAATTTTTATTCCGTGTGTTATAATGTTTTTAAAGAGTGAGAGATAAAATAAAAAACAAAAGAAAGGAGTTTTTAGATGTTATCACCTTTAATGGAAGACTTCAAGCAAGCAATTCTTTCCCAAAAGAAAATTAATCCGTTTCATAAATGGGAAGGAAACTCGCTTGATTATTTAGAATTAGTTCATAAAAATCCTGAGGTTGCTAATTTTGCCCCAGGTCGTATTTTCAATATGATTATGAAATACGGTGTTAATGATGTACCAAATGATGTTAAATTAGCGGGGTATGAAGACCTCGTGGAGTATAAGTTTTTTGATGGAAAAATCTTTGGTCTTGAATCAAAGATGGCTATCCATGATGTTATGAAATTCTTGAAAGCGTCTGCACGTAGGACTGAAACAGGAAAAAGAATTTTAATCATGGTGGGCCCAGTCGCGAGTGGTAAGTCTACAATCGCGGCGCTATTAAAGCGAGGTCTTGAAAAAGATGATACACCAATGTTTGCAATCAAAGGTTGTCCGATCAATGAAGAACCTTTGCATGCAATTCCAATCAATGACCGAGCATATTGGGAAGAAAAGTTGGGTATTAAAATAGAGGGTTATCTTTGTCCTCATTGTCGTCAAGTTGTTAAAGAAAATTATACTGACGATGATGGAACTGTTCGTTGGTCTGAAATCCCGGTTACAGCAGTAATACCATCCGAACAGGAAAGAATTGCAATTGGCACATTTCAACCATCCGACCCAAAATCTCAAGATATTACCGAGTTAATCGGTCGGGTAAATATGGCTAAGATTGCTCGTTACGGTGAAACCGATCCCCGAGCATTTAGCTTTGACGGTGAATTGCAAGTTGCCAACCGTGGATTGATTGAATATATTGAAATTTTAAAAGCAGATATTAAATTTCACTATGTTCTTATTTCAGCGGCACAAGAACAAGTAATCAAGTCACCTGGTTTTCCACAGATTTATCTTGATGAATTGATTCTTTCGCATACAAACCAAACAGAGTATGATACATTTAAATCGGACAAGAAAAATGAAGCACTTCATGACCGTATGTATAAAGTAATCGTACCCTGGAATTTGAATGTATCCGAAGAAATTGAAATTTATAAGAAAATGATTCAAGAATCTGATTTTAGGAATATTCATATCGCTCCAGGTACCCTTGAATTGGCAGCACAGTTTGCCGTATTAACAAGGCTAAAGAAATCTACCAAAGTTTCCTCTTTGATTGAAAAAATGAAACTCTATGATGGTAGAACATCTAACGAATTTAAAAAGGAAGAAGTTGATATTAAAAAGATTCGTGAGGATGGGAGAAGAAATGGTGAAGGTATGGACCAAGGTATATCTCCAAGGTTTATTATCAATGCACTTAATATAGCACTCGCATCAAAAGAAGATAAAAACTGTATCAATCCAATTGATGTTCTGCGAGCACTTAAACAAAACTTTGATCACCACACTGGTATTGAAGAACAGGATATTAAGAACTTTACAAACCTGTTGGTTGCTGAAAAAGATTCAGCACTTGCTGAGTTCCGTGAGTTTGCCAAAAAAGAAATCAATATGGCATTCCTTCACGCTTATGACGAACAAGCAACCGAATTGTTTAACCGATATATGTTGAATGTCGGAGCTTACTGTAGAAAAGAAAAGATTGAAGATACAGCAACGGGTGAATATAGTTCACCTGATGAAAAACTGATGCGATCACTTGAAGAACTTATTGGCGTCCCTGTAAATTCCAAAGATGAATTTAGAAACGGTATATTTGTTCATAAATCAAGTTGCGGAGATCGTGGCAAGGAATTTAAATATGATTCTTATGCACCTTTGAAAGAAGCGATTGAAAAGAAACTAATGAGTGATCTTAAAAATGTGGTCAATCTGTCAATTGTAAATACCACAAGTACCGATCCAAAGAGGATGAAAGCGAGAAGTAAAGCGTTTAAGACCTTGATGGAAAAAGGTTACTGTGAACACTGTGCAAATGTTCTTCTTTCATTTGTCGGTGAAATACTGAGAAAACAATCGTAAAAGTTTCTTATGATTGGGAAAGGCTGGGTGTATCTATATTCACCCAGCCTTTTTTATTTAGTTTACAACTTTTGATAAATATAGTATAATATAAAAAAGAAAAGAAAGAGAGGATAATATATTGATTAGAATAACTGTACAAATCGGAGATGTTGAGGACGAATCAAAAACAACTGTGATAGCCTCTTCCTTTGATAATTTTGATGAAGTTGAAGAAACAGAGTTCTTAAATAAAATAAGAATGTTTGATGATGATGATTGCTATGAAAATAAAAAGAAAAAGAAAAAACATAAAATGGGCTTTTCTACAAATGATAAATGTTCTAAAAAGAAAGAGTCTGTAAAGAATGAAGATGTTGAAGAATCAGAAGATTAAAATTTAAACGGAAAGGGTTTTAAAATGGGTATTATATTACACGATGATTGGGATTTATCCGAAAAAGGTATAAAGGATGCCGAAAGACACCAGAAAAAGATTGATAAATCCATAAGAGAAA